TTTTCCTTATTCCTTCCAATAAACCAAAAGATAATTCCCGTAATTATAGCCGTACCTATAATAATTCCTGCTATAAGCATATCATATCTCCTTTAATTTAATCTAAAGCTAGCCCAAAGTATCCACTCTCCAAAACTCCTTGGGTCAGGCATTAGTCCGAGTTGGTAAAACATGGTTAGCTTTTTGCGGAACTGGATTATTAGCTTATCGCCGTCCTTCATTTCTCCTCCACTTTTTCAAACATATTTCTTACCTCTTTAGTTAATCCCTTTACATTAGCCCTCCAACCCACCTAAGTCCCTTTATCATGGGTGAGAACTTGTGACTGGAGGGCTAGGATAAGAAGATTAATTATCTAACTCCACATACTCAAAGGTGCTTGGTAGTTTAGTAATAGCCCTAAGGTGCCGCTTAGCATAGGATAAAGTTAGTTTCATAGTCCTACCTAACGCTACGTGGAACCAGTAATTAGCTGAGTAGGAACCTATCCTAACATACTGACCTTTACTATCGGTGGCTGGACTACCCTCTATGCCCCATTCAAACACTTGCTTTTTGCCACCGTACCAGTAACCATTAACTGGTTTTTCTAGGGTTTGTCTAAGTTTCATTTTCAACTCCTTTCCTAGGATTCCATTTCATAAACTATACCATCAAGTGTGGCATGATAGATACGCAAACCCTCAAGTACGCCTAGGTTGTATGCTCCCCTTAGCTCGGAATTTTCCTTGTAATCATATGGCATACTCATGTGGCTCGGTTTGGCTCGCTCCTTGGCTAGCTTTAGGATTAGCTTCGCTTCATTCCCTATTTTGCCATTGGTCTCTCCTTCTTTCATTTAATACTCTACCTATATTATATCAAATGGTATTGAAATTGTCAATAGCACAAATGTTCTGATTACTTTACATAACATGGCGCTTTACATAATGTAGCTTCCACACGCACCACCTCTAGCTTTACATAATGTATCCTGTCCGTCAATGTCCCTGAATGTCCATATAATGTCCACCAACTGTATGTATAGGTTCCAACCTTTCCAACACAAAGAATAAAGGACAAGGTTGGCAACTATTCCTTGTCCCTATTCTTAGGAGATTAATCCTTTTTGGTATTACTTTTTAATTAGTTCTGGATGGTCAGCCAATATCCGCTTAACCACCGGCTTTTCAGCACTCCATTTGGCGGAACCAGGATTTGAGGCGGCATTGTCAAAGGCAGCTTGGACTTTATCCTTCTCCCCTTGGGTGGCGAACTTTTTAATCAATTCTCCACGCCTCATGCCCGTTTGGCTTTGGACTGTCTCACCAGTTCCGCCACCGCCTCCAGTTGATTTACGGATTGTTGGAACCGTCAAGGCTACGGACTTATATTGCAAATCTGGTTCATCCAGCTTAAAGGTAAAACCCTTGGCTTTAACAGCTTCCAGCTTGGCATTGAATTGTCCAGCTATGGCTTTGTGGATTTCAATAGCCAGTTTTTCACGGTCTCCAGCCAGTGATTCCGCCTCTTTTTTAGCCAGCTCAAGGGCAGCTTTGGTGATATCCGAGCTATGCTTTTGGATTGCTTTAGTCAACCGCATAACCTCACCATCGTTGATTGGAGTCTTGCCCATAACCGCTTTCAGTTCAGCGTATAGCTGTTCCAGTGTTGGTGTTTTTTCCTGTGTCATTACACACTCCTTAATATTTATTTTTGGAGTGCCATAATGTTGCCACTTTATAACACCATTGTGACTCCACTAGTCACCATCTATTCAATTAAGCTGTGGTTCTGACATATAGCCAGTCTTTGGTTGTTGCATATTAGCTCCTATACTATTATAACATATTTGGTTATTAATTGTCAAATACTATGGTCTTATTTAACTATACCTAAGTTTATCACAATCGGTTATAACCGTCAAATCAGCTAACAGTCATTTAGCCTTATCTAGCTCACTCTAGCTCACTCATACTCACTCAAGCTCGCTCATTCGTACTGTTTGGAGTTTGACCCAACATTACATCCAGTTGACATAACACCCAACAAAAGAACATATGTGCTAATGTCCAGTACTTTACATAACATCCTATTTAATACTTTGTCCATCATTTTAGTATTCAATAGCTAGGTTGACATAATGTTTGATGGCTCAGCCAGCCAGTAGCTTTACATAACATATCCAACCAATTGACATAATATCTAGGGCTGGAGGCATTTATTTATGAGATGGATATATATTTTTTTATTTGGACTCTGAGATTTTTAAAATTTTCTATAAATCAACAGTCCTATAATCCAATGTCCCATTTAGTTCACACCTTGCCATAACCTCAGTCAGCAATTCGGCCGTGGTAGCATTACCCAACCATGGTTTACTCCATACCTCATCAAGTATGCCGGCAAAAGCTTTTGCTAGGACAGGATTCATTATTATTTTCTTTGTCTCTGGTGTACACCAGGCCTGTGCTGATTTTTCCAATGCTAATTTTGATGCCATGTTTCCTCCTTATTACTCTGAGATTTTTAAAATTTCAACCCAAATGTTACTTTACATAATGTTAGACAAGCAATTTATACCTCAAACCAGAAGTGCCTACGAATACTAATTTCCTCACCTAAGGGAGAAACGATGAAACCAGCTTTTTTTAGTAAGAGGACTAGGTTCCAATGAAGCCACCTGTGTAATGCTAGTGGTAGGTTAATTGGAAATATAGCAATTACGTCTGCTGCATAGGGATAGGAATAATAAACAAGTCCATACATGGATGGATATTTATTACCAGTTCTTTCCTCAAGCCTATCAAAGTATCTTACTAGAGGAAACCTATGTGAATAAATCTGTTTGCCATTTTCCATTCGAGTCGTTGCTACTTGTGGTTTGAACATGGTATTTAACCTCCTAAATACTTTTCATAAGCCTGGTCATCCCAACACTCTAGCTGGAATCCCATTTCCATGCCCTTTCTCTCAAATGCCCTTATAAATGAATTAATATTTCCTACACCAACCTTATCTATATCAACCAAGATTTGGGTTAAAAACTCCTTCATATAAGTCAAACTATAATCCTTGGTTTCCATTCCATATGGAGATTGTAGCCCAAGCGTGGCTCTATACTTATCAATATAGATGTAGATTGGAGTATCTACAAATTGATAATCCATATTATTCCTTTATAAGAGACTCCATGTAGCCATAGCCAGCTTTCTTTATTGCTTCCATCACTTCAGGACTAATATAACTATCTTCAACTGAGTAGGTCAACTCTTTATCTGCCTTCAGCACTACACCCTGAGAGTGAAGATACTTGAGAATAAGGTTTGTTGTATCTTCTGTTGCCTTTCTCATAATATCTGAATCGCCATATGAGTAAGGGAACTTATAGTGGTGGATTCTTAGTTCTTTTGCCATCCCCTCCCTTATCTCTTCCTGCTTAGTCATCACATTAGACTCCTTTTCAAATAATGGTCTACGTTATTGAGTAACCTACCCCACCAAGAATGTTCTCGTTTGTATATATTATGAATTTCCTTTGTGGTTAAAGCCATTGGGTAAAATTTTATTTTTATAATTTCCATCTCCATCCTCCTTAACTTCTAGAAAATCCTTGTTCAGGCGGTTTCCTATATTGTGGTGTGGTTGTTTGTACATCTACCTTAATACAATATACAGTCCCGCAATCCAAACACACATCATAGGTAGTTATAATCATAGGAGCGGTAAACCATGTTTTCCTCATATCCACAATAAGAGATTGGTTTTGGAATATAAAAGCACTAACTTCTAACCCAATCTTTCCTTTCTCCTTTTCCTGATTCAATACCTCATTAGCTAACTTCCTTTCTGACTCACAATTAGGACACTTGTCAAATGTTATTGGAAACTTTATTTCTTGTATTTCCATTATTGCGCCTCCTTAAATTTACCCTTCCCATAAAGCCTTGCCAAAGTAATATCATAAACAATAGGTTGTTTATGTATCCTCAAACAATACTTACAAAGGAATATCCCATAACTACCCTCCTTAGATGTTTCCACAGAATAGTGTGCTCCAGTAGGAGACTCTGGACATTTCCATCTCCCAGATTCAATATATTCCTCATCCATCTTTTTAATATCAGGTTGGATATAACTCTCTAATCTAGCCATTTTTTTGGTATCCCTCCAACCTTAGCAATCTCTACCATTATATTACTCACCTGCTCATTCAACCTAGCCTCATCTAATAACCTATCTGGATACTCCGACTTAAGATTTTTCCTTCTTTGGTCTATAGAACTTTTCCTCCTTAACAATTTAAGTCTGAATTCCTTTTGTTTTGGTGTAAGTGTAAGATTGGGTTTTTTCCTTTGATAAGGCACATAAGGATTCATTTCAAGTTTATCCAACCCTTGACTTACCCAACACTGAGGATGATAATAATGTCTAACATTCCTAGTTCTCAAATCTGGATTACCTTTATTCCAATACCAAACCTGAACTACTGGTGTTCCAGCCTCCACATCCTTCTCACACCACCTACACTTAGCCCTACGCTGACACCAATACATATAAACATTGGGTATAGTAGCTCTAGCCATGTTTAATTAACTTTCTTTCCTCATTATGCTTTTGTGCAATCAAATCCCACCTTTGCCCCTTAACCACATACAGGGGAAATAGCACCCCACACTCACATTCAAATATAGGTTTACCCCAAGCAGGATAGTGGATTGGACACTTTATTACTATAGATAGTTTGGAGCCCAGTTCCTCTGCCTCAATTTGTTGGTCTGACCCTTGCATATAATATCCCCAACTGGTGGTCATTTTACTTTCCTCAATGTAATAATACTTATATTATATTTAACTATCATACTTTCTATTTTCATTATAACATAATGGAATGTAATTGTCAAGTGTCAGTTTGAGTCTAGTTTTTACATTTTTACTTGTATGCTTGACAATGTTATGTAAACATGATAAACTAGAATTAGGAGAATGTTATGAATGATAAACCAACAGAAATTGAGGGAATAGCATTATCGATGGTTCCGCATTTTGCTGATGATGGTAAAAAAGCTCACTACCTTAGTTATCGTTTAGCAAATTTTTCATTCCGTGAATCTTGTACTTTGGGTGAAGTATCTGAGAAACAGGTAAGGAGATGGAGAGAAGCGGATGAGAATTTCAAATATTTGGATACTGAGGGTCTTACCGAACTTCGTAAACAGATGGCTGCTGAGTATCTGGATATGCAGTTCACCCGCAACTTCCATTTGGTACTACAAAAGGATTTCCGAATCTTATATAAGGATGCAACAGTCTCAGTCGGTGAACCACTTACTGAGGCTGAAGAAAAATATCTGGAAAAAATCCGTCAACATTACACTCCGCAATCCTTAGCCATGGTTAAACAACTATTAGGTGGAGGTACCACAGACCAACCTTTTGATTTTACCAAACTTACGATGGAGATAAAAAGGGAGCAAATTACCTTTGTGAAGGAATAGAGTTAGGAGGGCCTGTGAAAAACATTTTGGATATCTTGATTGATTTTGGTTTACCCGTATTAATTATTGTTATTTGCTTTACCTTGTTAATGACTGGCAGGAATAGTGAGGTTAAATCAATCCTCACCCTGGCTGCCGGTTGGGTATTCAAATCAGGTTACCAAAGAAGAAGAAATGGTTAAAGGAATTAGAGCATCACCCAGGCAGAGGATAGCAGGACGTAAAAATCTTATGAAAGCTAACACCATGAGGATTGGCCGTCGTGGGATGAAGTATAAACCAAGGCAACCAAGGTGAAAATATGTGTGGCTTGTTACAGGTTATTGCCAGATGATGAAGAGCCTTGTTGTGGATGTGGTGGAGAAGATTTTGTGCCAATGCTTTTTGTCCCTTATAATGATATTGAACCTTATTTAGAGGAAAAAGATGACGACAGCGGAGCAGACCTTCCGTGAATTGATTGGAAATAAAAGGAAATTTATCGAGAACCTCCTTGTTGTAGAAAATAAGGCTAGGCAAAGAGTCCCTTTTATTTATAATCCAATCCAGGCTGATGTAGATGCTACCCAAACTGGGATGGACATATGGGTAAAACCTTCCTCAATTGGATTTAGTACGGAGAGAATAGCCAACAGATTGGTAGACACACTCACCAACCCAGGTACCAACACCGTACTTGTGGCTTATGAGGATTTTATCACAGAACGGTTGTTGAGTAAAGTAACTTTTTTCTACAGCCACCTAGCTTCATTAGGAATACCAGGCTTTCCCAAGATAGTCCACAATAGTACCTATGAGAAAACCTTTGAGTTTACTGTTAATGGTATAGTCCAAAGCACCTCGTCTATTTATATTGCCTCAGCCAGAAGTAAGACAGCAGGTAGGGCTGAGGTTATCCACCATTTATTACTGGATGAACACGCTTTTTATATACCACAAGCCACAGAGAATATCATAGCTCCAGCCATGGCTCGTGTTCCACCAGAAGGTACGGTGGATTCTTTCTCAACCCCTAATGGTGAGGAGAATGAATTCCATAACTGGTATGTGGAAGCTAAGACAGGTAAGTCCATATTCACCGCTCACTTCTATCCTTGGTTTATCCATCCAGAATATGTAATTCACTTAGGTGATAGTAGAATTAGAACCATCTCCGAAACAGATAAGGAGGAGTTCTCCCTCACTGGTGATGAAGAAAAATTAATGTTTGCCAACAGCCTTAGTTTTTCCCATATAAGATGGCGTAGGTGGATGATGCTTGTCATGGAGAGTTTAAGAAAAAAGGGTGAGTCTCGGACTTTGTTCCCACAAGAATTTCCTGAAGATGATGTTTCATGTTTCCTATCCACAGGCGAAATGTGGTACGACTATGAATTTATTGAGGCTATTGGCAAGACTTGCTATGATGCTCCTAGTAAAATAGACAATCTTAACATTTGGTATCCACCAGAGAGAAATGAGAAAGGAGTACCGCCTAAGCAATACTTGGTTATTATAGACCCTGGACAGGAGAAAATAACTCAATCCTCAATTGGTGTAATGACTTTTGAAAAGGATGAGTTTGGTAACACAATTCCCATCTGGTGTGCCAGAGATGCAGGGTGGTATAGTCCAGAAGTTACTTGGGACAAGGCAACTAAAATATCGGATTATTACCACAGAGCAGAAATTGTTTGGGAAGCTAATTCCCATGGATTGGCAATTTCAGTATTGGGTAAGAATCGTAGACCTATTTATTTTAGGAAGGACATAATCAACGACATACCAACAATGGTTCCTGGCTGGCTTACTACTCCTAGTACTAAACCCTATATGATGCAACAGGTGACTAAGTATTTACCAAACCTAGTCTGCCATGATATAGAATTAGTAAGGCAATTACGCAATTTCAGAAAATCAGGTGGCAAACTTGAAATTGTAGGTTTAGATGACATCCATGATACCCTAGCCATAGGTCTAGCTGTTCATAATCCTAACCCAATCCATCGTGGTTATCAAGGTAGAACTGGGTGGAAACCTGGCTGGGGCAAAAAGAATAAACCCAAACATAGTGTAAAGTTGAGGAGGTAACTAATGGCAGAGGTTAAACCACAATTCATAATAGACAAGTGTGATAATCTGAAAAGTAATTGGTCAACTAGAACCAAGAAATTTAAAGATTGGTATGATATCTTACTCCTAACTGATGAGCTGGAACAGGAAGGTATGGAATCAGTCACTACCAATGACCCTAGAACTGGATATAACCTGGCTCGCCACCTTCTTACCACCATGGTCATAGCGGATAGAATCCCAACAGACACTCTTGCTCCTGAGTTTGTTCCAGCCACCAGTTATCTTGAGGACTTTGTAACTAAGAGATGGAAAGACCAAGAAAAACGGTATCGCATGATAGGTAGACAATCTTGGTTGGGTGAATTTACCTCCTGGCTCCTAGCAACAGGCTGGTACTCAGTGTTTTCCATGGTAACTGAAAAAGAGATTTGGGCTGAGGTATGGTCCCCAGCCGACTGTTTTCCTGGATTTGGTCCAGAAGGCTTGGTAGAACACGCCCATATATACAAACTTTCTCCCATAGCAGCAAGGAAGAAACTAAACTCCATGGGCTGGACTGTCAAACGTCTACCTACCTCCGACGTAACTATGCGTGACTATTGGGCCTTTGACTCCAACGGTGATACAACCAACTCTATAGTAATGGAGAATGAGTTTGTTAAAGACCCAGTAGTAGATATACCTTTAAGTAAGTTAGGTACTCTCCCAATCTTTACCTCTCCGGCTGGTGGACTCCCAGATATGGGCAGTATTAAATCTGGTAAAACCTGGCAACAACACTATGGAGAATCCTTTGTAGGAACCAATGAGGACTTAATCCTTAATTATAATAAGATGAGGTCTTTCATGCAACAAGCAGCCAGAACAGCAGCCCAACCTCACTGGCTAGAATTATCTTCTGGAGAAACACCCATAGCCACTGAGACTTTAATGGATAGATGGGGTTCAGTATTACATGGCTCACCTGGTGAGGATGTTAGACCATTACAGGGTGTTCCTATCCCAGTTGAACTTACCAATATCCTATTCCATTACCAGAATGAACTCCAGCGTGGTATGTTCCCAGCCGCCGTATTTGGTAATATCCAACAGCAAATATCTTACTTAGCCTTAGCCAACATAGCCACAGCTTCCATGCAAACCTTAACCCCATACCGAGATTCAGTTGTTGGTATGAGAACTGACATAAATAATTACTGGATAAACATGATGCTTATGAATAACCTTAGACCCCATAAGTTTAGTGTTCCAACCAATATGCCTGAAGCCATAGATAGAGTGTTTGAGGTAGATGCGGATATAGAAATTCCAGGCTTATTAGTCCAAAAAGCTAATGTGGCCCGTATTATGAATCCTAAATTCCGGCTCCCAGCAAATTGGATAACAGACCGGCTATTCCCTGAAATTAAAAACGCTATCAAAGCCCAAGCCGACATTAGGGCTGAGGATGCTCTTATGGACCCAGATGCCATCAAGGTAGATGCCATAATTGGTTATAGGGAACAAGCCAGGATATTCCGTGAAGCTAATGATATTCCAACAGCGGAATTGTATGAAAAGCTGGCTAAGAAGAAAGAGGCAGAACTGGATATGGCACAACAACCACAACAACAGCCTGGTAATGGTGGACCAATACAACGTGAGTTTCTTGAGGAAATGGAAAGAGTTCCGCCAACAGGAGGTGAACGGTAATGCCTAATGGTAATGGTTTAGAGCAAAAGCAATTTGACTGGGAAAAGCAAGCTGCCCAATATGGGGTAAAGCTGGAAGAAAGTTCTGAACATCTTGGGGTGCTACAAACTGAACTTCAGTCATTATATAAGCCTGGTAAAATGAAACTTGTATCTAAACCATGGGAGCCAGCCAAGTGGGAGTGGATTCCATTACCTGAGGATGCAGGTGCATGGGGGACATTTGTGGGATTACCAGGCGGTATTATGGAAATCTCAGCAAAGCAAGATAGGGTAAATGCTATAAAGGCTGAGATAACGCTTCTTTCTGTGGATGTGGCAAAGAATGAATTTTATGTTAGATTATATACTGTGATACCAATTGGTATTATGGGTGAGGAAATATTCACTGTAGAGGATGCTTTAGATGTAGTTAGACCTCCTTCTAATATATCTAGGGCTGAGCTGACTAACATTGAGAATGTTATCCAAAATATGCTTGGTGTAGTTGAACTTCCAGTTACGGAAGTTGAAGGCTTAATTGAGGCCCCTCCTTTAGTCGCTCCGACTGGTCTTGTTGTTCCTCCTTCTTCTATACATACCTTAACTGTGGATGCCATTATCAGGAATATAACTACCCTAGTAGTGCCTCCACAAACTCTTCCAGATAGTGAATGGCAAGATTTACTAAATAAATCATATCCAGAATATGCTGACATGACAATGGTTGAAATTCGTAGGGCAGAAGCCCAACGTATTATAGCCGAATCTAAGAGAATTAATGAAGCTATGGCTGGTTTCCAAACTGCTATAGCTGAGATGCCTGAATATAAACTTACCGATTTTTTGCGTGAATTAATTTTGCAACCTGGCTTGGCTATGTTAGAGGTTGGTATGCAATATTTCGAGAAAGTCAGTCAACCTATAGCAGCCCAGGTTTATAAAACATTTATTCCAGACATTGAGGCCTTGTACCAAAGACACCGCCTAACAGAGGATTCTGATTGGTCAGCCTTACAAAAGGCTTGGGAAGAATGGGATGCACCGTTTAGTGGTGTTCCAGAATTTCTTATTAAATATATGCTTATGGAAACCCTTACAGACCCTCTAACCTGGCTGTCTGTATTTACTTTGGGAACCTCTATGGTGTCAGCTACAACTGGTAAATTTGCTAGGTTTGCCGGTGTCTTGAATAAGGCTAACCGTGTAATCTTTGCCCCATTTGAAGCTCCATTCACTGCTGGTAAATGGCTTATAGGAAACCTTCCTAAGACCATATCTCAAAAGGCAGCTGTAGTGGAGGGTGTTACAGGTAGAGTGATTAAGCAGTATATGGAGAGACTTAGTAAAGGTAGACTTCTCAATAAGGGTATGACTATGCAAGATTGGGAGAGGTTGGCTAACAGGGCTATTAGATATGCCTTTAATAATCCTGGTGCTGCCGACGATATTGCTGAGGCAGGCAGGGCATTATTAAAACATAAACCAGTAACCACAAATGATGTGGTTAAGTATGCGGAGAACTTGGGTAATCCACTCACTAAGGAGGAAATAACCCCAAAGATGGTTGGTGATATTAACACCATATTTGAGGCTATGTTCCAAAAATATCTAGCTAAAACTGGTAAGCTGATGACTCCAGCCGAGGCTGGTAAGAGATTGTTGGATATCCTTGGATTAGGAGGTTCGGATGATAAAACTTTTAAGGCTGCTAGGAAAATATTAGAAGGTAGGGCTGCAGCTATTATAGATAATGCAAAGTCATTTTCTAAATTAGTCTCTCCTGGTAAAGCCCTCCAAGGACTTATGAGGAGAAATTTTGATTATCATATAGCCATTGAGAGAAGTATAGATGAGATGGCTTTGGCCCAATCCAATAGATTTAATTCCTTTTATGCTAATATTGAAGCTAAGTTCGTAGCCGTTTGGCAAAAATATGTAGAGGAAATAGCTATCCGACCTTTAGCCCAATCATACTTAACCTTTGCTATGTACGGCCCAATGAACGTGATTGAGGATCACTGGCGTTCTATACTGGGTGGAGTTTTCCCACGCCGTATGACTACGGATAGGATGGGTATTATATCCCATGGTTTATCTATTGACCCAGATATGATTAATCCGTCCTTAGCCATGTCCGAAGCAATTGGCAGATTAAGGCGTCATGGTGGTGATGACCAATGGAATAACTGGATACTTCAACTAGGTACATTGGGACAAAAGGATTGGGCAGATAAACTTTATACTGGACTTGTTAGGCTTCCTGGTGGTTTTGGTATGGATATTCGCCGAAACTTTGTGGGGGAAAAATATTTGGTTTTATTCAAGGAAATGGGAGGAGAATTTGCTGAGATACTTATTAAGGCTGAGGGTAGGCCACCTAAGTTGGGTGATAATAAGTTAGTTAGGGAACTTAGGCAGGCCGTATATGATGCCAAAACTACCTTAGACCTAGATGCTATTAGAAATGTTAAGGATTTATTTACCAGAAAGTCTATCTATCGTAAGGAAGTTCAAAATATAATGAAGGAACATCCAGACTTACCCAATACTGTTAGGGATTTTTTATTAGAATCCTTTGATGATAATACTCTATATGCCGATGGTGTTAGGTCAGTTCAGGCTAGAATGAAAGAAGCTAATACCAGATTGGTGGATAGCTATTTGAAGGGTGGTGAATATGCCACTAAACAATTTCAGGAATTAATGACTTTGCTTACTGGACTGGAAGTTAGGAATCCTGAGGAAATGGCTCATCTCTTGTTAAACCTTAATGCTGCGTCTGAGATATATGGTAAAGCTCCAGAAGAACTTTTAGCCCAGGCTACTATAGCTAGCCAAGGTTATCCATTGGCCGAGAGAAGGGCTAGGTTCGATAAAGTATTTGATGATATATTAGAATTTAGGAATAAGGCTGGAGGTAATTTAGAGCAATTAATAGAAAAACTAAGGGTAGACCTAAAAGCTGGAAAGACTTTTAACCAAGAATATAGCATCAAGGTTGGTAGACTTTTTGACCTTCTTACATCTAAGAAACAACTTTCTGACCAGTTTCGACTTGAGGATATGGCTTGGCGCCACGAAATATTTGCTGGTGTAGAGGCTAAAGAGATGAACGATGATTGGTGGCAGGCTTTCTATCGCCAGGCTAGGCAACGAATTCATAACAATCAAGTTAAGTTGGTAGGTATTGAAGGAGATATTATGTCTGCTATACAAGAGTCCAACCTGTCTGCAGGTATTAAACCATTCAGCAGAAAAGCCATTAAGGTAGTGGATAGGCCATTAGCGCCACAAGATATAGCTAACTTAGTAGGTTGTCAGGGCGATGACCTTTCTAGGGCTTTGTTGGATAATTTAACTATAATTAATGATAGAGGTATGTTTATAGAATACATAACTAGACAGGTAAGACCAGGAGATGAAGGTTTTACTAAAGAGGCTATAGGTAATGTGTTTGACCAGATATCCCATGCTGCTAGAGTAAAGCCAGGTGCTATTAATTGGGTGACTTCTAAACAAATGGAATTGGAGGCTGTTCGTGGAGACTTACACAATCTCTGGAATTCTAAGCTCTTACCTGATGATGAGATTAAGGAGATAGCCAGATATGTGGATGATACTGTAGAAGCAGTTAGGGGAGCAATGTATGAGCCAGAACCAATAACTGCTAGTTTGGAACGTGAATATGAGCAGTTATTTAGAATTGCTAATAGGAGCCAGCCAGATAATCCAGCAGTTAAACTGTTTGGAGAACATCTTAACCAAGCTAGGAGCACTGCTGGAGCAGCTCAACGCAAAGCATTGATTGGTGTGGAAAAATTAGAGGATGAGGTTAGACAAATAGCTGGTAGAGCTGTTAAGCCACCAAAACCTAGAGAAGTTATGAAGGCTAAGTTTCAAAACCTTCAGGAAGTTCGTCAGCAGGCTATGGATGAAGCCCATAAATGGTATTATAAAGAATTTACTGACTATACCAATGCTAATGCTTTTGATGCCATTATGAAGGGTATTTTTCCATTTTGGACATATGAATCACAAAGGTGGTTTTGGGTTCCTCGCTCGTTTGTACGACACCCTGGTACTTTCACAGCCCTTGAGCGGTGGCAGGATAATACTGATTATGGATATATTCCTGTAGCAGGCACTTCTATAGAAGTTAATCCATTTCGTGGAACTGTATATGGCCCACTTACTACTAGATTAACCAGGAGAGATTACCCTGAATACTATGATGCTTGGGAGGGAGCCGAACCGATAAATGAATATTTTGATTGGCTTTCTAGATATGGAGCTTACTTAGGTGGTCACCTTACTATACTAATGTCATTATTTGGTGGCTTGGAGGCGCAAACTGGGGAGGCGTTACCTCCTATCTGGGAATCACCTCTAATGATTTTGCAATCTATTGCTCCTGATAATGATTTTGTTAAATTACTAACAGACCATATATTTTCAGATAGATTTCGCACCTATATGACTATCCAAGAGGTTACTGCTAGAGGAGGTAATGGAGCTTTAATATCAGCTAAGTTGAGGGAGAATAAACCACTTACTGAGGAAGAGCAAGCCATGTGGGATGAAGCCAGAAGGCCAACTGGCTTATATAGCCTTTTGTTTGAAAATACGGGATTATTCAGGCTTCGCCATTCTGAACGTAAGGCTGTCTATGAGGCTGCTACCAATTACATTACTGAGAAATATGGTTATACTGAGGAACAACAAAAATGGCTTAGGATGCATGGCCATCGTGTTTGGGACCAGATTGGTGGTATGTCTTTGGAAGACCAGAGAGTGTTGGAGGAGTTAGAATATTTTCGGTATACTGGTATGGTAGATAGACTTCTACCTGGTAGGCAACAATTAGTTTTGGATAAACTGACTCTAGCCTGGGATAATGTAGAAAAGTTTGTTGATTCCACAATAGAGCGGAAGACACAGTTGGAGCGTGAGTTCCGTTCTGGAGATAGAGGCCCAGAAGATTATAATGACCAACTTAGAAGGCTTTACACAGAGCAATCTGAATTTATTTATAATGAGATGCGAGATATGGTGGATGAACCTATCCCAGAAGGTTTAACCAAGGAAGAGGAAAGAGCTTTTGTTAAGGAACATTCTGTCATGGAACTTGAAGGTAGAAAACGCTATTATGAAAAATGGCAAATACCGTTACCAGTTTTGCATCCTCTGAGGGAATTACTAAATTTGTATTATTCCATAGAATTAAGGGAAATTCATGACCCTGAAACTGGTGAATTGATTAGGGATTGGGATACTTTTTGGTCTGAGAGGATGGCTGTAGAAGAATCAATACCCGATATGTGGAAAGATGAGTTTAAGGATTATATTACAAAGAATGAAACTAGGATGGAATCTATCCGTAGGGAAATATACCAAAGATATTTTACTAAATATTGGTGGGTTTGGGACCAGGTTCTTGGAACATATAATGAGGATGAACAAAAATTGATTAGGGAATATCTGTCTTTAGAAAACCGCGGAATAAACATTAGTCGTCAGGCTGAGATTCAGGCAATCCAAAGTCAAAAAACAGGAAACGTGCTTATATCTAGCTTCCGCTCCGAAGTATCAGATGCCCGTAAAGCCCTTAGATATGCTAACCCACACCTAGATGCCTGGTTATATTTTTGGGGCAGAACTTCATCTTTCATAGCTCCTGGTGCTGAGGAAACCTATAAACAAATAGCAAAGGACACTGGTAGGCAAATATAATTATTGATAGCTAAATATAATATAATGGTAATTACATTTTTCAAAAGACTTGACAAACATTACATAATGTGTTATCTTATAGTTAGGAGGTTGAATCATGTCAATAGAAGCTCAGCCAGATAACCTAAACCAGGATGGTTCCATCACCATCAAGATAGATGGTAAAGATATCAAGTTTGTTAAGGAATCAGACCTTGGTGCGGTTAAGGGTGCTCTGAAAGACAAGGATGGTGAGGTTTCAAAACTCCAAGCTAGTTTGGCTACGGCCAATACCAAATATGATGAGTCTCACCAAGAGGTCTTGAAAGAGCGGGCTGCCCGTGAGGCAGTTGAGAAAGATGCCCAGGAGAGTGCTACCTTTAAAACTAGGGTAGGAGAGCTAGAAACCGAATTGGCTGGACATAAAGAATCCAGTGGAAAGCTTACAGAAAAGCTGACCGAACAAACCCGCTCTAGGCTTGTAGATGGATTTAAAATAGATGCGGAGAAAATAAAGGATATGGCTCTCGAAGATTTGGAAAAAACCGAAGCTAATCTTCTCCTTGTAGGTGCAAAACCAGCACCAGCTAATTTTGATGGAAAAGCCGGTGGTGGAACAATAACTCCCTCAGACCTTCAAGGCAAAGGACCACTAGCCCTAGCTACGATGGCTTATGAGGAATCAGAAAAGAAAAGATAAGGAAGACTTACCTAAGTTAGACCTAGATATCCGTAAGTCTACCAAGTATCCAAAAAACTAAAACAACCTGCAATTGCAGGCGAGGAGGAATAATATGGCCGGAGAATTCACTTTGGTCGAATTGAGTAAAATTGAGACCGATACTTTACGGAAATCCGTTATAGATACCCTCCTAATGGAAGCTACCGTGATGGAGATGATTCAGTGGGAGACCATCGGAGCATTAGCCACCACAGTAGTGAGATTAGGAACACTTCCTAGTGTAGGTTTTCGTAAAGTGAATGAAGGCTATGCAGTTGGTACTGGTGCCTTTGAACAAAGGGTTGAGAACATTGCCTTGATGGGCTGCTATATGGACACTGATAAAGCCATTGCGAGGGCAAAGAATACCATCGGCATAGCCAGGGCTATTACCCAGCTTATGATGCTTAAGGCCACAGCCTACAAATTCAATGATAAGTTTATTAATGGTAACCCAGAAACCGACCCGGAGGAGTTCAAAGGTCTGGAGCAACGAGTAGATGACCTAGTGACTGATGGTTACACTGCTCAAGCAGTGGATGTAGCCGGTGGTAGTGTTACTGAGGGCATCCTCAACAGTTCAGCTATTAGTCATAATTTCCTAAATAAGTTTGACCAGGCCATGTACCAAATCAAAGGACACAATCCTGACTATGCCTTTATGAATTCCAACACACTTTTGGCAATCCGAGCCCTTTTAAGGAAGGAGCAGTTACTTACTAATACCAAGGATATGTTCGACAGGGTGGTAGATGTATATAGCAATACCAGGTTGATTGATATTGGTGTTACTGCTGACCAGACCACGGAAGTTATTGCTGAGAATGA